GGTTAAAGCCATTCTCTGTTTTGTCAAATGGGCAAAAAATGAGGGCCGAGCTTGCTAGGCTAATTATTTCGGCTAATAAACCTGTGATTTATGATGAATTTACCTCTGTTGTTGACCGAACTGTGGCCTGCATAGGAAGTTCCGCTATTCAGAAATTCATAAGACAAAGCGGCAAAAAATTTATCGCAGTTAGCTGTCATTATGACATTGAGGCATGGCTTGAGCCTGATTGGATTTACGATTGCAATGAAATGTCATTTCGTAGGGGGAGCCTTCGGCGACCGGGAATTGAGATCAAGATCAGGAGTGCAACACAAAACGAGTGGAGGTTATTTGCTCAGTATCACTATTTAAGCCATGACCACAATAATGCTGCTCATAAGTACATTGCCGAAATAAATGGCGAATCTGTTGCATGGTGTAGTGTTCTGCATTTTCCTCATCCAAATGTGAAGAATATGAAAAGAATCCACAGAATTGTGGTCAGGCCCGATTATCAAGGCATTGGAGTTGGTGGACGAGTCATTTCCGCTATCGCGCAAAGGTACAAAAATGAAGGCTTCAGAATTTCATTGGTTACGAGTTCGCCAGCTTTTGTTTCTGGGCTTCAAAAAGCAAAAGATTGGCTTATGACAAGAAAGCCGTCAAGATGTAGTAAAACAGCGACAAATGGTGCGCTAAGAGGAAGCACTTCAGATGCCAGAATAACGGCAACTTTTGAATATTCGGCGAAAAAGCAGTCAATCCACGCTGAAACAGAAAAGACATTTGCGGAGGTAAGCAATGTCCCGCAGACCGCATGAGCCAACCGAAAAGTCCAAGGCCGAAGTCGCCGCTCTGATTAGCTACGGCGTTCCCGTAAAGCAGGTGGCTGCGTACATCGGTATTGATGACAAGACCCTGAGCAAGTATTACCGCGAGATAATGGACGAGGCTATGGCGAAGGCTCACGGTCAGGTTGGTCGTTACCTATTCCAAGGTGCATCTGGCGCATTGCTTGAGAAGGGCGCAACCCATGCCGATTGCCTTCGTGCGGCGATGTTCTACGCAAAGACGCAGATGGGCTTCAAGGAAACTGACAGAATTGAGCAGACTGGGGCTGATGGTGGGCCGATTCAAACAGAGTGGGTTGTAAAGGTAGTCGATGCCTGAGATGAAGATACCGAGGAGGCTCTTGCCGCTGCTGCAAAAGCCCAAGAGGTTCAAGATCGTCATAGGTGGCCGGGGGTCTGGGAAATCACAATCGGTCGGGGACATTTGTTTAATGGATGCCCAGACAAAGGGGATTCGCACAGCTTGTTTCCGTGAGTTTCAAGTCTCAATGGATGACTCTGTTCATGCCTTGCTGTCTGCCGAGATTGAAAGACTCGACCTCCAAGGCTTTAGAGTACAGGCCAACGCCATTCAGTATGCTGGGCAGGATGCGTTCAAGTTCCGAGGACTTGCTCGGAATCCTGAAGGCATCAAGTCGATGCACGGCTTTAAACGGTTCTGGGTGGAAGAGGCTCAGACCATATCGTTCGATTCTCTCAAGGCTCTAACGCCTACGCTTCGATCCGAAGACTCCGAAATCTGGATGACGGGGAACCCAAGGCATTCGTCCGATGTATTCTCCCAGCGATTCATTAAACCATGGGAGAAGCAGTTGAGAAGGGACAAAATGTACGAAGACGACCTGCATCTTGTCCTGTGGGTGAACTACGATGACAACCCATTGTTCCCAGACGTACTAGAACAGGAACGGGCGTATGACCAGACCAACCTGTCAACTGCTTTGTATCGTCATATCTGGCTTGGTGAATACTACGACGAGGTCGAGGATTCAATCATTCCGGTAGAGTGGTTTGATGCTGCAATTGACGCGCACGAAAAGCTGGGCTTTAAACCAGAAGGGGCGATTATCGCTTCCCACGACCCATCTGACGAAGGCGGCGACAGTAAAGGGCTGGCGATCCGTAGAGGGTCAGTTGTCCTGGATGTAAGAGAGATGGTCACTGGCGATTCCAATGTTGGCATGGACTGGGCGCTGGAAGAATCTCGAAGGGCTGGTGCTGATTGGTTTGTGTGGGACTGCGACGGGATGGGAATAAGTCTCAAGAGGCAGGTGGATCAGGCTCTTGCGGGGACTAGGACTCAGTTCTGGATGTTTCGCGGATCAGAGACACCGGATGATGCTGATAGTGTTTTTGCTGGAAGCGGAGAGCAGCACAAGACCAACCGTGACACGTTCTTCAACAAACGCGCTCAGTATTGGTGGAGGCTCAGGGAAAGGTTTGAGGCTACCTGGCGGGCTGTTAAGGGCGGCAAGTACACCAATCCAGATGATATGATTTCCCTATCATCAAGCATTGAAAATCTTGACCAGCTCAGGGCTGAGGTGTGCCGTATTCCACTTAAGCGTAACAATAATGGTAAGATACAGATCATGAGCAAGCTGGAAATGGCAAAGAAGCCGTACCAGTTGCCGTCTCCCAACATGGGTGACTCTCTGATGATGAGTATGTATTCGCCCAAAGTCGCTGCCCAAGTGGCAACAATTAAATTCGCTGGATGGAGTGGACGCTAATGGCTGATTACGAGAACGGCTCAGAGATGGACTCCGAGGACGATGGCTATACAAGCAAAAAGGCTATTGAGGCGGGAGACGAAATCCTAGACATGGAAGACAAGTATGACTCCCATGACGCGATCATTAATCTGTTAAAAGCAGCGCAGTGGGCTGACCACGACAATCGAGAGGCGGCTAGAGAAGCCCATCTGTTCGTGTCCAAGCGGGACGGGCAGTGGGAACCCTACTGGTGGAACAACAACGCCAACAAGCCTCGATACACGTTCGACATGGCGTCTCCCATCGTTGACCAAATAGCGGGAGAGATCGAGCAGGCCGACTTTGATATCAAAGTGCAGCCAGCCGGAGGTGACGCAACAAAGGAAGTCGCTGAGACCTATGACGCGATTATCCGTAATCTTGAAACCATCTCCAACGCCAGCACCATCTACTCTCAGTCAGCTAGAGGCGCAGTAACTTGCGGGTTCGATGCGTGGCGCGTGGTTCAGAAGTTTGCCGACGATAACTCCTTTGACCAAGACCTCCTTGTTGAGCCGATTGGCAATGCCATTGATCGCGTATGGTTCGACCCGTCTGCTCAACTTCAGGACAAGTCAGACTCCAGATATTGTTTTGTCCTGCACCCCATCTCGACTGAGGAATACTATGCTCGCTGGCCTGAAGGGTCTGGCTCTAGTGTATCCGATGACCGCGAAGGTGATGCTTACTACGACAAAGCCGAAGTCGTTGTGATCGCTGAACTCCTCTATATCGAGGAGGAAATGCGCGAACTGGTCTTGATGAGCAACGGCCAGGTTCACGAAGTCAATGACGACTTTGAGACTATCAAAGACGAACTATTGCAGATTGGCGTTACCGAAGTCCGCAGGCGTGAGCGCAAGTACAAGAAGGTCTGTTCAAGACTCTTTGATGCGTCTGACTGGCTTGAGGATGATCGGGATACAGCCTTCTGCTACCTGCCCGTTGTTCCTGTTTACGCCAACTTCAAGATTCTTGAGAACAAAACAATCTATTACGGCGCAGTTGAAAAACTCATGGATTCCCAGCGAGTCCTGAACTACTCATTGTCACGCGAGATTGAGGAAGGCGCTCTGGCTCCGAGGGCCAAATACTGGATGACGATGGCTCAGGCTGCTGGGCATGAACTCCAGCTCCAGACTCTGAATACTAATACAGATCCAGTCCAATTTTATAATCCAGACCCGCAGTCTCCTGGCGCTCCTCAGCAGCAGGGTGGCGCTCAGATCAATCCCGGACTTAGGACTATCTCCGAGGCCATGCGCGGGATTATCGGAATGTCTGCTGGGATGTTTGCCTCGAACATGGGCGACAATCCTGGCCTTCAGTCTGGCGTAGCTATTGAGAGATTGCAGAGCAAGGGCGACAACGGGACTCACAAATATTCCCAGGCTCTTGAGGTCGCCGTAGGACACACGGGGAAGATATTTGTCTCTACTATTCCCAAGGTCTATGACAATCAGCGAGTCATGCGATTGATGTACGAAGACGGCTCAATGGAAATGAAGCCCGTCAATCAGGAGGTTATCGACGGACAGACAGGGAAGGTTGTGAAGGTCAATGACTTGGCTGCTGGGACGTATGACGTAGTTTGTAAAGCTGGGCCAAGTTTCAGAAACCGGCAAGAGCAGACTCTTAGAACCATGATTGACTTGGCTCAGGTTGATCCAGACATTCTCAAACTCGGCGGTGATCTGCTGCTTAGAAACGTGGTTTCTCCTGTCGCTGATATGCTCGCCGAAAGACGCAGAGCGCAGATGCTGGCTCAAGGGATAATCCCTGAGTCTCAGATGACCGATGAGGAAAAAGCAGAGCTTGCCCAGAAGATGCAGGCGCAAGGTCAGGCTCAAGACCCTGCAATGGTATTAGCTCAGGCAGAGATGGCGAAGGCTCAGGCTGAACAGCTCAGAGCACAGGTCGAACTCCAGAAACTTCAGTTGGAGACGGCCAAGATTCAACTGGAAGCCCAGAAGATGCAGATGGGCGTACAGACGGATCAGGCGAATCTTCAGCTAGATGCCTTCAATGCCGAAACGCAGAGGATGAACACTCAGATCAAAGCCCAAGAAGCAGGGGCCAAGATACAGAAAGAGCAGGTACAAACCCAAGGCCAAGCGCTTGATAACCAGTTGAAGGTTGTAAGTGCGCTCAATGCGTTTGTGAGGTAATCATGGCCGAATCAGCTTTGAGGCAGTTAGTGCCGCAATCAGCAGAGCCTTTCGTGCGCTCTTACAATCCTTTTAATCCTGCTTTCAGAGAGACAATGCGGGCGAGCATTAGCGATCTCTTGGGAGGCCGCGCAATCGGCGGGACTCCTACTCAGCGATACCGAGCAAACATTGCGGATATGCTGACTGGCGCAGTTGAGATGGCTCCAGGCGTGGGCGAGGCTGTTGGCGTTACCGATACCAGACAAGCGATCCGATCTGGTGATTACGGCACAGCAGCAATTCTAGGCGGTGCGACTGCGTTGGGTATGGTTCCTGTGATTGGGGATGCTGCAAGCAGGGCTGTGCGCGAAGGTCTGGATATGTCTACTGCTGCAAGGATGCAGAGGGCTGATGAAGTATCTCTGCCAGGGAATTACTATCATGGGTCACAAAGGATTGATAGGGTTGTAGAGAAGAACGAGATCGACCCAAGAAGAGCCACTAGCGGGCCTATGCCATTTTTCACGAACAACCCTGATCTAGCCTCAAGCTATGCCAAAAATAAGTCAGATACCAGCCTTCCCGAAGGAACATACCAAGATTTTTTTAGGGTTTCTCCGAAAGACTTGGGCATAAGTGGCAGAACTCCAATTACAGTAGAGAGAAGCTGGAATTTCTTAGACCAAAAAACAAAAGATGAAATAAGAGACAGAGCCACGAGGATTGGATACGAAAATTTTGAAGAGGGCAGCGGAAAACTAACTCTTCATCCATCTGGGACAGACGCATCTCCATCTAAGAGCCAATACGATTTCTTAATGAGAACGTCTGCAAGAGGGAACCCACTGGCAGCTTTGCGAGAGCTATGGGTTGATAGCGCAAATCTTTTTAACGAGGAAGAAAAACTGGCGGAAATATACAGGTTGGCCGGATTTCCGGCGAAGATAGATCAATCTCTTGCTCCTTGGACTGAGGCTGCTGGAGTTCTTCCGGTAAGGCTTAGGATTGAAAATCCTCTTTTGACAACCAATACATCTGAAATTTCAGAAAAGGTTATTCCTGCTCTTGAAGCCGCCTTTAAGAATTCAAGAACAAAAACAAAGCCATATGGCGCAGATTTATGGGACAAAAACACCAGATATACGCCTAAGCAATGGGTTGAGCAGCTCAAGCAGGATATTTTAAACAATGAAGATAGTTTTGTTTGGACGTCTATCCCAGACAAAGTAACTGATGCTCTAAAAAATCTAGGCTATGACGGCATACTTGATAAGGGCGGAAAGATGGGCGGCGAGGCTCACACTGTTGCCATTCCATTTAGACCCAATCAGGTTAGATCAATCTTCGCTGACTTCGACCCTGCCAAGCGCAACTCCGCTAACCTAATGGCAGGGGTGGGAGGAACAGCAGTTGGTCTATCTGCCCTGAATCAATTAGTACCAAGAAACGAAGAAAGACAGCCAGATTGACCACTAATTGACTTTTCAAACCAATTAGTGTCAGCATTAACCAAGGAACGCGACCTTCTTCGCGGCGCAGGAACGGGTACGCGACCCTATTCGTGGCATCTACCTTTAAGGGGCAATCATGAGCAAAGAGCTGCAACCAGACGACGGCGGGTATTTGATCGAGCAGGACGAAGACTTGCCAGAAACTGAAGGCCAGGAAGAGCAGGAGGAAACTCTTGATCCTGACTCCGAATCAGCACCGGATAGTGGTAACTCGGCACACGAAAAACAGGTCGAGTTTACTGAGGAACAGCAGCGAATCTTCAATGAAGCTGTGGGGAAAAAGGTTTTCAAACTCCGTGAAAAAGAGCGAGAAGCCGAAGAACTCCGCAGGCGACTTGAAGAACTCGAAGCTAGGATTCCCCAGCAAGGACGGCCTGTAGTCCCTGAAGCACCAGACCCTTTTGCGCTCTCTGATTTGGAGTACAAGCAAAAGCTGGTTCAACGGGATCAGGCAATCCGCGAGGCCGCAGCATGGGAGGCTCAACAGCAGACACTGCAATGGCAGCGTCAGCAAGCTGAACTGGAGCGGCAAAGACGGCAGCAGGAACGACAGCAGGAGGAAGTCAAAGCCTACGCAGATCGAGCTAGTAAACTCGGTGTTGCGGCGGCAGAGCTTCAAGAGGCTGGCACGTTGGTGGCTGGATACGGGATTGACCCTGCATTGGTGGAGATGATTCTCGCCGATGACCACGGGCCACTTCTGACGAAGTATCTCGCCAAGAACCAGTTGGAACTTGAGAGGCTTGTACAGATGCCGGTAACAATGGCGGCTGTACGAC